GTCAAGTTTTTGACAGTTACCAACAATTAGATGAAATAGTACAAAGTGATGACGTTGTACTAATTAATATTGGCGAAAAAAGTTTAGCAAAATACGGACAATATCCTTTTCCTAGACAATACTATGCTCAACTTGTAGTTGACCTTGCTATGAAAAATAGTGGGCCGGTTGGTTGGACTATTATGTTTCCTGAGAAAGATAGATTTCAGGGAGATGATAGTTTTGCTAGTATCCTTAATCAAAACTTAGTAAACGTACCTGGTGCTAGAAAAAATCCTGTAAACTATAATGTATTAAGCCAAACGCCAAGTGTTAAAGGTATAAAGTCAACAGGTCCACATATAGGTACAGGTACAATAGGCCCAGTACCTGCAAAAGATTATTTACTTACCTGGCCTAACTTAGTAACAAATGTTCCTATGCTAGAAGTAGTAAGTAATGGTAAAGGTGTTTTGGCATCAGCACCACAACCAGATAACCAAACCAGAACATATCCATTGGCAATTACTGTGGGCGATAAAATATATCCTAGTTTTGCTGTGGAAATGTTAAGAGTAAAAACAGGTAAACCCAGTTACATAATTAAAACAAGTGAGATAGGAATACAGGAAGTTGCGGTTCCGCCCTTTGACCCCATAGTAACACAACCAAACGGAACTGCATATATAAGATTTAATAATGAATTTACTGAAATAGAATATGAAGGTGCAGAAAGCATACCTGATTTAGCAGGTAAGTTTGTAATAGTAGGTGTTACAGCAGAGGGTATTGCAAATCCTGTACCTACACCTAGAGGAAACTTATATCCTCAACATATACAAGCTCATATGCTACAGAACTTTATAGATGGTAGTAACATAACAAGAAGTCAATTGAGTGCTATCATAGAGCTTCTAGTAGGGTTACTGACTATGGTTCTTGTTGCTTTAGCAGTATATAGATTACCTTTGCTTTTAACAGCACCTATGGCTTTAGCAATACTAGGCGGTATAGCATATTATAGTATACACAAATATACAAGTAGTTTGGTATTATTAGATGCAACATTTCCTGTACTTGCAGGATTTTTAGTATTCACACAGGCGGCATTTAACAACTTCTATAAACAATTTAAATTACGTGAACAAATTAAGAAACAATTCGAACATTACCTTGCTCCGGCAATGGTTAAAAAGTTACAAAAAGATCCAAGTCTACTTAAATTAGGTGGCGATACAAAAACAATGACTTATTTGTTCTCAGATATAAGAGGTTTCACCCCTATTTCAGAACAGTTTAAAACAGATCCACAAGGTTTAGGTAAACTTATAAACAGATATATGACGCCTATGACAGATCTTGTAATGCAAAAAGAAGGAACAATAGACAAATATATAGGTGATGCCTTAATGGCAATTTGGGGAGCACCACTTGATATAGAAAACCATGCTCAGTTGGCAATAGAAACAGCACAGGAAATGGAAACAGAATTAGCAAAGTTAAATAAAGAATTAAAAGCAGATGGCTTAATGGAATTGGGTGTTGGTATAGGCATAAACACAGGTGATGCAGTTGTAGGTAACATGGGAAGTAATCAACGATTCGATTATACTGTATTAGGCGATAGTGTAAACTTAGCGGCTAGATTAGAAGCACAAACAAAAGAATATGGAGTGTTCTTTATGTTTACTGAGCATACACTAAAACAAATAAAATCACCTGAAAATTTAGTTACGTTAGATAAAATTGCTGTAAAAGGTCAAACTGCACCAGTTACAATTTATACTATTTTAAAAGACCATAAAGAAGCAAGAACTGTAAATAGAATGGTAGATGCATATCAAAACAGAGAATGGAGTACAGTAGCACATCAAATAGAAATAATGAATCAACATAATTGGAATCCTGTTTTAACAGAATTATATGCAGAACGCATAAAACAACCAATGCCCAAAGGCGATTGGGACGGAGTTATGCGTAAAACAACCAAGTGATAAATAATAATATGGCACAGGATAACATACAGCAAAAAGAAGAAGAAGTTTTAATTAAAGTTAGTCTATGGGCTAAGATAAAACATTGGTGGCGTACACTTATAAGAGAAGAGTGGGAAATCACTGTTTTCTTTCCTGGTGATCTTAAAATATTACCAGATGGAACAACAATACAAAAAGATGCGCCTAAGACATATCGTGCTAAAAAAATTAAAAAAATAACAACCAAACATATTATCTTTACAGATTTATTAGGCGTAAAACACGAAATTAAAGTAGTTAATCCTGTTGGCTATGATGTAAGAAAGATTTATTAATTATTCGTCTGGGGTCCAGTTCTTTAATCCTCTAAAAAACATATAGTAATGTCTAAAATCCTTTAGTTGTTGTTTGGCATGAAATAATTCCAAAGGAACACCATCACCGTGTTCTAACATTGGAAAATAATATCTTTTAATTATACTTTCTAATTTTCTCACATCTTTTGCTAGTGCATCAAGTATTATATTGTTATATTCTAAATCTGTAACTAAATCTACTAACCAATAATGGAAAGGATGTTCCGGATTAAATCTTCTTATTACTTCTCTAGTTTGATAATATATCGCTCTTATAGGATTCATACCTGGTCTGTACAGATTCATTATTTCTTTAAACTTAAAACTTTCATGTTCTGTAGCCTTATGATTCAAAAATCTAGCATAATCATTCTTCATTGCCTTTTTAAGTGATTCGAAATTTCCCCCAATATTCTGATGATACTGTTTTAAAAGTCTATCAAATATTTTTTGATATTTTGCCGATAACTTACTATAATATACATCTTGAATTTCCTGTAATTCAATGGTACCTTCTAAAAATGTATGTGGAATTGTTTTAGTTCGTTGGAACTTATCAAGTTCTGTGGTTATCCGCAAAACAACAAAATCGATAATTTCGCCTTTGCTCATACATATATTTATTCAGAATGTATTTTTAATATAGTGTGTAGTTTTTCTGTGCCTTTATTGTAAGACAATGTAACTTTAGCACCGTTGTGTAAGGGTTTGGGCCATTGTCCGATATTTACCCAGGCATATCCGGCACTTTCGCCATTTAATTTAGGTGGCATAAATTCCTCATCTACTATATATACAAAACTGTAATAGTAAAAGTTTTTATCTTTGCTTTGGTATACGTCTAAAGGATTTAATTTTTGTAATTCTGGAACGAATCCTATTTCTTCATCAAGTTCTCGTTGTATACATTCGTAAGGAGTTTCACCTTTTTCAATTATACCTCCCCAAAATCCCCAGGTATGATTGAATCGTTTGTTGCCTTCTCTAAGTTGCAACATACATCTTCCTGTGTCTTTGGCAAGGAATAAAACCCCCGCCGCTGTTATGTTCATTATAAACTAAGTCTCCAAAATCCTGGATTGTATTCTCCTTCATAACTACTTATCCAGGCTTTGCCTGTCCATTTATATTGTTTGGTTGTAAACGTATTGTTTATATAATGTATATCACTACCACTGGCACTAGCATCAAATACTACAGTCCAAGCAGAACCGTTGTATTGTATAATATCGTTTTCTCCGGCATCTACGTCCCAATTGGTATATCCTGATTTTGTAATTTCTTCTGTAATTAAGTATCTTTGCCCGTTAGTAGCGGCCGCTAGGGTACCGTCTCCAGGGTAATTCGCTCTAGGATCTATAATTTTATCCACAGCAGAAAGTGTATTAGTAGGTAATGTATCGGTATCTAAATTAAAAATTAATGAAGCATCATTAGTTGGATTTTTAGTTACTGTACCATATACTAAATTTAAAAGGTTATCTGAATCTCCACTTATATTTAATTTTAATAAACTTGTTGATCTTATTTCTCCAAATTGTTCTATAATATTAGCCCATTTTACTTCAGTACCATCTTGTTCTACTAATGTGGCACTAGAACCCACTACTTGTACCTTATAATCACCTGGTGTGGTAACAATTTCAAATGTGTCATCTATACTACCAAAAAAGTCTGCATAATCCTGACTATATCCTAGTTCTGAAATATCAGATACAGAATGCACATTATTAATAATTTCTTGTATAATTGTCTGCCTTTTAACTTTAGCAGGAGGTGATATCCAAATAGGTAAAGCAAATGTTAAAGTTGAGATGTCTAAATTTTCATCTACACCTGCAGGAATACCTCTACTACTCCAAGCGATGTCTGTAAGTTCCACTTCAAAAACACTTGTCCAATCTAAGGGATTACTATTAGACTGTAATTGTATACTTGGATTAAATAAAACAAATATTTGTTCTAATACCTGTAATTTAGTGTCAGTATTAGTAGTCCAAAGATCTACATTAACTGTCAAATTATATGGAACAGGCATATACCTCTGTGTAGAATATAAGTTACCTTGCTCTGAAGAATAAGTATTTGTTTCCTTATCATACTCTCTTTCTGCTATTTGATTTGTATCCACAAAGAAAGGTTCTGCTATTCTATCTCTTGCTGGTTGTATACTTTGTATTGTAACACTAATAAAAGGAGCACTATTAATAACATTTTCTGAATTATTACGCAATATATTTGCTACCATTCTACTAGCATCACCATATCTTGCTGGAACACGATTATACTTTACTCCATCTTGTGTATATTCTCTTACTTTGAAGTTAGAAAATATTCTAATAACTTGAAGTAGATAACGTTTTATCTGTTCGTCGTACCAGTAATCTAAATTTTTACCCGCCATTAGTTATCTGTCCTAGGCTTAATAACCTTACTTAAATTTGTTTTTTCATTTGCTTTAGTACCGTCACTTTCATTTGTAATGTTATCGTTATTGATAAACGTAGCAAGTATTCTATTTGCCGCCGACCAGGCTTTTCTGCCGTCTGTACCAACATTTAACCAACGTGTTCCAGATTTTTTAAATAGTCTATTCGGACTAAAATCTGTTCTTAAGAAATAATCACCGTCGCTTGTACCACTTGTAGGGAATGTTTCTCCACTACCAACTAGACTAAGACCATTTATAGGTGTTCCATCAGCACCACCAAAGTCTATACTTGGCTTATCAGGAACTGTTTCATCAAAATATAAATGTGTTGTATTTCTATATTGTGGATCAAAAGGTACATCTTTTTCTGCTTGTTCTAAAAGTTTATCATTTATATTAATATCATTTGCGTATGTACTAATTAGATTTCTTAAATCTTCTTCCTCTTCACCAGTACCAAGTATATCTCTGTACTCTTGTGAATCTGTTATAGGACCTAATTTTACTCTCCAAAGATGTGGCCACCAACGTGGGTCATACCCTTCTGCAGGTCTACTAGCATCAGTAACTACATAATATCTGTTTATTGCTTCATCACTACCTAGTAACAAGTCGTCTCTTAAATGAGGTAATTCTAATACATCACCTGCCATTAATTTTCTGCCAACTGCTTCTACCATGCTTTCTATATGGAAATTCATAAACAACGTATCGTTGGCTAAAAACATACCAAATTGTGTTAGGTCAAAGGCATCATTATCGCCTATATTATATTGACCACGTAGTTCGTAAATATCTTTATCATATTTTCTATCTCTATTTTCTAAAAATAGTAAGTCTTGTATAAAAACCTCTGTATCATTTGCCGCACTACTAGGTCTTGTAGGGTCTCCTTCGTCTGGAGTTGTATGTACCCCTAAGTATTTGTGTATATGTACACCGGTACCACCGGCATAAAGGTGTTCTCCGACAATTCTATCAGTGAAATTGTAGTCATTTGTTTTGACTGGGTTCCATAAACTTAATTTAGGCATACTACTATTTATCGTTTTGTAAATCCTGTATTTATTTCACATGCTTTGACACATGTAATGCAGTATTTTTCTTTAGTTTCTAAGTTTCCTTTTATACCTTTTTCTAATGTACTACTTAAGAAATGACTTTCTAAAATATTTTGTACTGAATTACTTTCACTGGGTATTAAATTTTGACGATTGCCTATTAAAGATGTCATTTGCTCATCTCCCATATTTAAAGAACTAGCAATATAACAACAAGGAAGTAAAGCACCGTCACTGTCTATATATAAATTTGCAGTAGTACCTTCACTTATTTTACAATTTATTCTAGATACATTTTCTAATTCTTGTATAAAATCTTTAATATTATATTTGCCCGGTTTGTAATTTTTATTAGGAATAATTTTAGGATCTTTTATTTTTCGACCATTTGTATATTCTGTATTAGGAAAAATTGAATATGCAAATGTACCGTCAACATTGTGCACCGGCATTGTTTCTATGGTTTTATCAGTTTCTTTAAATCCATATGGTGTTTTAATATGTAATTTTATTTTATATCTTTTACATAATATGCGTAGTTCATCTACCTGGTGTTCATTATG